GTGTCTGCCGCATCTATCTCTGAAGGACTGTAGCTGTCGAGTGATGGCGTATATGATGTGCCTTCCTTCTCCCTGTCAGTTTTTATCTCAGCCACTCCGAGTCTGAATGAGGCATCAGATCTGCTGATATCAGCATCCGTCTTGCCCGTCATACGTTTTACAGTGCTGACTGCGGAACTCATTGGCTGTGATACCGCCTGTGATACTTTGCTGCTGTCTTCGGATATGGCTCTGTTCAGCTTCCCGACATCTATACTTGCAAGAGTCTGCCCGGTATCCTGCTGATACTGCAGTGACTTAGCTATCCTGCTGCTGTTGCTTCCCTCAGGCATCTTAGATCCCTGCTGTATCATGGATGATACCACAGGAGAACTTCCCTGCCCCGGTACGGCAGTATCCTGCTGCTGATCATTCAGTTTAAGGAGCGATCTGCCTGTGTTTGAATCTGTCACTACCGAAGCAGATCCCATTAATGCTCCCGATACTCCTGCAACAAGAGCTGACTGCAGCATATCTGTCATCATACCTTTTGCGTCAAGGTCTTTCATGCTCTTTGCGTCACTGTGCTGTGCTCCGAGAGTCATATACTGTGAATAGATGTATGCAGCGTTCTTGCTGTATGCTTCAGCCATCTGCTGTGCATAACGCTTGCCCTCAGTTCCGTACTTTGCATACTTCTTTGTAAACTGTGCAAGGTAGTCTTTGTATGACGCAGCCTGCACATCTTTCAGAGCCTGCTGCTGTATCTTGATATCTCCCGACTGTCCGAGCGATACAGCATCCTGCATCTGCTTATCGGATATATTGCCGCCGTATTTGCTCTGCCATTCATTAGATGAGATCTGACTTCCGAGAGCAGACATCCCCTTGTCGAGATCCGCCTGACTTCTGTCAGCTACATTTTTTTCTACAACAAAATGTTGAGCAACATCTTCCACTGCGTTGCCGACTAACTCTTCTGCAGCCTCTGTCGAACCTGCTGCGCCCATTGTTTTAAAAGCAGAGACTATCGACTTGCCTACTTTTGATTTTATGAATCTGCCTGCTGATGCAGATATCATGTTTTCGATGTTCGCTCCCATGAGGCCCTTGCCGTAGAGCTTGCTCATGCCGCCTACATTCCACATCTTCTCTGTCAGTGTTTCGACTGTGCCGTTTATAAGACCGTTCCACTGTGCTTCCCTGTCTGTTCCGCCAATAGCCTTCGCCTGATCATAGCCTGCTGAGAATGAACGTGTGAACATCGATGCAAGTGCAGCATCTCCGCTTTTTACTGCCACACCTGCAGCACCTGCTGCGCCGCCTGTTGCCGCACCTGCTATGAAGTCAAGGCCCATAGCAGTCATCTGTGATGCAGTATCGAGGCCGATCTTCCCGACAGTGCTCATGCCCGACTTGTAGTTCTGCATCTTTGCCTGTTCTATGCCCGACTGTTCTGCAGTGTAGTTGTTCACCTTCTGCGCTGCATTATGTATCGCAGACTTGTCATAGTTCTTTGCGGCCTGTGACTGCGTTGTAGTCTTGCCTGTGCCTACTCCCGACATTACCGCAGGAGCTCCGCCTCTGCCGCCTGTGATGACCTGATATGTCTTTCCTTTGTTGTCTGTAGCAGATGAAGCAGTTTTCTTTCCGCTTCCTGCTGCAGCCTTCGCTACAAAACCTGCCTGCTGATGCAGCCAGTTAGTTGCTGACGATCCTACAGTACCTGCCAATCTCTGAGCAGCATTGAGAGTCTGATCTCCGCCTTCGCTCTGCAGCAGTTTCTGATACGTTGTCTCATCCGTTGTGGCAAGTTTGAGATTGCCGTTCTTGTCCTTGCCGCCTAATGACTTGACATTGCCGTTCTTGTCTGTAGTTCCGTTGACATAGTAGACCTTCTTGCCGCCGTTTACCTCTGCTACAGCAGTATGCTTTGATGTCTGCTTTACAGTTTTAGATCCAGGCGATCCGCCCTGATTCGGCACTCCCTTTATAGGAGCGTATGATCCTGTTTGCTTCTGCAGGTCTTTTGTCCCGGCGATCTGCTTTGTCATGTCAGTTCCGCTATTGCCTGTAGTGATCTGCCCTTTGTTGTTCACAGAGGATGTGTAGTACTTCGCTCCATTGTTCCGTATCTTTGCTGCCGCATCATCCGCAGCAGTATGCTGATATCCGAAAGCGTTCTTGACAGTGTTGCTGACCTTCTTCACAGTGCTATTTATGTTATTTGTTACACGTTTGTTCTCCTGTGCATTACGTTTTACAGTATTATGGCTTGCGCCGCCTCTAACATTGTTCACGGACGCATTGCCTGCAGGCGATCTTCCGCCGGATATGTTCCTTGACGGAGCTGTGTATGTGCTGTGCGATGTATTGCTGCTGTTATGAGAACTGTTATTGTTGTGACCGCCGCCGCTGTTTTTCTTTGCACTGCCTCCGCCATTACCGTGAGAGTTTCCTGTGCCATAAGAGGATCTGCCGTATCCTGCATTAGCTATCGGAGAGCCGCCGGACGAAGGATGTCTGTATGTACTGCCGCCTCCTCCGCCGCCGTTAGAATGACCGCCGCCGCTGTTCTTCTTTGGCTTGTTTTTACTGCCGCCCTTTGAGTTGTTGACAGAGGCATTGCCTGCAGGGTTTCTGCCGCCTGTGACCTTCTTGCCGCCGCTTGTGATTTTTTTCCACCAATCTCTTAGTTTACCCATATGCGCCTCCTACTTCTTTTTGCTGCTGCTTTTGCCATTGCCTTTACTGCTGCTCTTCTTAGGCAGATGATATGATACACCAGTATGATTAGCCGCATTACTCTGATCGATGCCTGCTTTGAACTGTGCTCTTGCAAGAGCATTGTTCTGCTTAAACTCGTTCTGCCGCTCAGCCAGTGACTGATTCGCCTGCCTTCTATCCTCAGCCAGTGACTGATCAGTGTTCTGATCGTTGAGAGCCATCTGATATGTCTGCTGATTGTAGTTCTTCGCATCATTGTACTTGTTATAGTAGAAGTTACGATTCGTATTGTACTCGTTGTATCGTTCATTCTGAGCTGAGTTGATGCCACTGAGAGCATTGAGATTATAGTTGCCCTCTGCGTTGTATCTGTTGTATGCGTTCTGCTCAAGTGTAGGGATGATGTTACTGAGCTGCTGCATATATGAATTGTTCGCCTGTGCTGCAGCTGATGCCGCATAACTTGATGCCACTCCGCCTGTATTGGCTGCCAGTGTACCCATAGTATTGTTTGCTGCACTGTTGCCGAGAGATGTGTACTTTTTCTCATATGCCTGATATGACGGATCTGTATTGTAGTCATAAGAGAACGCCTGCCTGTTAGCCACCTTCTCTGCTGCTGACCTCACAAGGTCCTCATAGTTACTGGCAGCATAGTCAGCATTGTTCTTGTTGTTTGACTGATTATAGAAGTACTGTTCATTCCTGTTCATGTTTATCAGGTCTTTATCCGCATTTGCAGCATATGTATTATGCGTTGCCGTTGTGAACGGATTCTCCGGGGTCGATACTGTATAAGGCGTTGTAGTTGACAGTCTTGCTCCGCCCACGTTCTTTGCAAGGCCTGTGAGGTCTATGCCGAGTGAGCCTGACTTGCTTCCTGTCGCATCTTTCGGCAGACTGCCTGTTGTTGCCGTTACTTTATATTTTGCCATGTGTTTTCCTCCTTCCGTGTGTGAAAGTTACTGTGTAAAAGAGCCGTATGGCTCATCCATTACTCTGCAATTATCTCCTTGTATTGTTCCTCTGTGATAAGTCCCTTATCGACATACCAATGCAGTTTCTCGGCATCGATACGCTTATTTTCGTACATTCTTTTCAGTATGTTATACATTTGTACCTCCTGTCAGTTCTGGAAGGACTTCGAGAATTCCTGTGATCGCGTCTTCCGCGTCGCTAACCCTCGGCTCGAACTTCTTCGCAGTACTATTTATATTGTTTGTTACACGTTTGTTCTCCTGCACATTACGCTTTACAGTATTATGGCTTGCCCCGCCTTGCGCATTGTTCACGGACGCATTGCCTGCAGGTGATCTTCCGCGTATTTCGTTCCTTGATCGGTGCAGTTTGTGAATGTGATTCCGCTTTTTTTCCATATAAGTCCTCCTCCGCCTGCTTTATTAAATATGCTCATGGGCTCCTATTCTCCGATGATATAGTAAGTGTATACTAAGCCATTTTGAAACATCAAATTACTATTTGATAGTGTTAATACTCCGTTTTCTTTTGTGGCCGTAAATTGAGATCCACTTATTGTTTGTGAATTTATTACCGCTACTGCTTCGTAAGTATCTCCATACTCCCACGGAAATATTACGTCGTGGATATATCCTGCTGTCGGAGTACTGTCTACTCCTCCGTTTAAAATAAACGACGTTATCGTTGATAATGTGCATGGAATATTGATGTTTTTTCTTCCGTTTCCGGTTACTGTTCCTGCTTCAACCTTATACTTGGAGGACCCCCCAATTTGGTTAAAAATCATTGAAATACCAACCTTTCTGTTACTTCGTAACCGTTCCGTCTGAGTTAACTGTGTATCCGTCTGCCGCCAAAATCGCGTCTACGTCGTCTTTAAAGACCTTGTACCGCTCGATTGCGAAGACTGCATTGTAGTTCATTTTTCCCATTTCCATTCTCATCGCCAAGTATACTGCCATTTTTTACACCTCCGTGCTTCCGTTTAATATAAGAAAATCTATAGCCGACTGTGCCGCTGTGAGCTGTGTCTGTAGCTCCGATACGGTTGGGAACGGATTTACTATGCTGTCCACTTCCGCACGATACTCTCCCGGTACGTCTGCTATCTTTATCGTGCCTGCTTTTACTTTAGCGACATAATCGTCCACTGCCGCCTTATGTGCCGCCGCTTCTTCTTCCGCTTTCTTTCGTGCTTCCTCTGCCGCCTTTTCCGCCGCTTCCGCACGGGCTTTATCATCTGCGGCCACCTGTGCCACGATAGCGTCGTACTCAGCTTCGGTTATTTCAGTGCAGTTTTCAGCCAATATGTCACGATCAGTAATTCCATATGCTATCAGCACGTTGTCTTTTAATTCTTTGTAGTATTTCATTCTTCCACCACCTATCCAATAATCATTGCAAGTATGGTAATTGCCGCCGTAGGTGTAGTTGTGCATGTGAATGTCAGACTGCCTGCCGCCTGTGCTGAACAATATATCCCTGCGCCTGTGAAATTAGTGTAGTTAGTTCTTGTTGTAGCATCAGGTGCAATTACAACAATATTACTTGCCGTTACTCCGCTAACGCTTACAGTAGCCGCATTACTGCTCCAACTTGCTACTGGTATACTTACCGACACGCATGTTATGCCTTTGAAGTTTTCGTCATTTGTAAAACTTGAAAGCGCTGTAGGTGAGCCGCTTAAATCACTATATAAGCCAGTAGCCGCCACTGTAGCAAGTACCAGGTCTGTTATCTGTGACTTAGTATGTGTATGACTTGAATCAGCCTTACCGCTTAGCCCTGTATCGGTATATGTCTTAGCTTCCGACACTGCCGCTGTTTTGGCTGTCGCAATATCGCTTGTAACTGTTGCAGATTTTGCATAAGTTGTTGATAGCTCGTTACCGTCTTTATCTGCTGTTGCTTTGTCTACAATGCCATTATCATCAGTATCATATACAGACTTCAGCATATCGCCTGCGCCCTGACCGTCTGCTCCTTTGAACAGGGACCATGTATATCCTGTCTTATCTGCCGGGGCAGCGTTTGCAGATGTTACTGCAATGCCGATATATTTGTCCGATGATGTACTTGGCGTATGATAATCTGTACCGTCTGATGATCTTGAATACATTACCCATGTATATTTAGGTGCTGCCGTTGTAGCTGCCGTTGCAGTATCAGCATTGTTTGCAGCAGTATTCGCTGTTGCCGCAGCATTAGTTGCAGAAGTAGCTGCACTGTTTGCGCTTGCGGCTGATGTATCTGCATTACTTGCCGCTGTATTTGCTTTGGCTGTAGCAGTGTCAGCGTTGCTTGCGGCTGTGTTCGCTGTTCCTGCAGCACTGCTTGCCGATGTAGCTGCAGACTGTGCGAGCGTTGCTTTATCATTTGCCGATGTCGCTGCAGTATTTGCACTTGCGGCTGCCGATGTCGCATTTGTCGCTGCGTTATTTGCTGACGTTGCCGCAGTGTTTGCTGATGCCGTTGCCGTGTCTGCTTTTGATGCAGAACTGTTCGCAGCAGTAGCTGCTGTGTTTGCTTTGTCTGCTGCACTTGCTGCTGACGAAGCAGCTGACGTTGCCGAAGCTGCCGCCGATGTTGCTGTGCTCGCAGCGCTGTTCGCATTTGTGGCTGCATTTGCAGCAGATGTGGCAGCGCTGTTTGCATTGGCTGTCGCTGTCGCTACATTTGCAGCAGCGTTGTTTGCATTGGTAGTTGCAGTATCTGCATTGGCAGAAGATGTATCTGCCTTGCCTGCAGCCGTATTTGCTGCAGCAGCCGCAGTATTGGCAGAACTTGCAGCAGTATTCGCTGCATCCGCAGCCGTTGTTGCAGCCGCCTTTGCAGTATCGAGATCCGCTTCAATGGCTGCCTGATCTGCAGCTGTCCAGTAGTCTGTCCCTCTGACAGGTGTATATCCTTCTCTTCCGACTACCCGGAATCCTCTGATCAGCTTATCTTTTTCTATTTTCAGTGTACTCATGAAATCTCACCATCCTTCAGTACAGGTCCGATCATCACATCGAAAACGTCTGAGGCATCCGCTTCTCCGTCCGATGTCAGCAGTCTGAGCTGCAGTTCCGCCGGTCCTTCCGACAGTGAAAGAGTCTGAGCCTGCGTTGCTGTAACTTCTATATATGGTACTTTATCTGTTGTGAGACTTACTGTTGTGCCTGTCCATTCTACAGACACATTGCCCTGCTTCAATGTCAGATACCATTTACTGACCTTTGCCGCCTGTGCAGCCGTGAGATCAAGTACAATACTCATAACAGGCGTAGTGCCTCTGAATAAACTGTTATCATTGACCATTCGATGCCTCCAATCTGTCTATCTTAGCTTCAAGTTGTTTTATCTTCGCAGTGAGTACTGCGATAAGTTCTACATAATCTATGTAATAATGTTCATCATTATCCTTTGGCGTTACAAGACCTGCGAAGTCATCCACAGTCATGCCTGAATCTGTAATAGCCTGCTCCATTTCCTGTGCTATGAATCCTGTATGTGTCTTTGTGCCGCCGTTGTAAATGAATGATGCAGGTTTCAGCTTATCGAACATATCTACATACTTGTTATCGAGATCCTTGATATCATGCTTGAGATTCCTGTCTGATGCTTTCGCCCATGTTGAAGAATATGTTCCCGGAGCCTGCACTGCCACTGTACCGCCTGCATATATATTTGTATTGCCTGATCTTCCTGATGAACCGAGGAAAGTATTTCCGCTACTGCTGTTATATCCGACAGTGTCATGGTTATCAGTCCCATGCAGGATATTGGATGTGATCATACCGCTTATACTTGCATCACCATTGCAAGTCATTCCATAAGTAGTGAGGCTGCCATTGATAGATGCTCCGCTTGAATCAGCCATAAGCCTCCACGATATCAGATTCCCCGATTTTGTACACAGTCTTATGTTGTATCCTGAATTAACAGTCATTACTATGCCACGATCCATTGAAGTGATTCTGTCTGTATATATTCCATCACTGTTGATATAAGTAGATGATGAATTATCATCTGATCTTGTTGTATCGAACTGTAGGCCTGCAGCCGTGAGTAGAAGTGTACTTGTATAGCTTCCGTCTGCTACAGTCTCTGATAAGGAGTTATTGCTTATTGTGAATCCGCCTATCGTTCCTGTTGTAGAATGAATCTCACCGTTAAGATATCCATTGTTCGCTGTCATGTTTCCATCAGAGTCTACCTTGAAAGCACCATTTCCAATGTTGATAGATGTGCCGGATATCGTTCCGCCTTTTACATAGTCTGCAGATAATGTTCCTGCCGTGATCGTACTCGCATCAATGCTTTTTATAACTCCCGAAGCAACAGTGATAGTACCTTTTTCAATCTTGCTTGCATCAATAGATCCAGGTTCTATCCTGTCAGCAGTGATATAGCTGTGCAGTTCCTTTTCAAGTTGATTCTTGAGATTGTCTATCTCTATGTTTGTCTGATTGACTGATTCTGATATCTGTCTTGTAGCGTTCAGACTTCCCGGAACTTCTATAGCCATTAATACTCACTTCCTTCCATGTATCTCCGCATTATGCTTTTGATGACGCATCTGCCCCTGCCTGACAGCTTTATCTCGTAGTTGTCACAGCGCCGAGGCGTAACAGGCAGCACTGCTGATCTCTTACCGTCACCATAGAATGAACGTATCTTTATCCATTCACCGCCATCCACTCTGAGCATTGCATCCAGTGTAGAACCGATGTCCAGTCTCATCCGCATCAGCAGATTGCTGTATATCTTGTGGTCCTCAAGGTACTCGTCATACGGCCCGAGCACTGCTTCCCACTCTATCCTGCTTTCGTCAGAATCGATCAGATCAGCCGCAATATCTGCATCTATCTGCACTATCTGATTTACACCTGCAGGATGTGAAGCATCCATTACCTGACGTATCATATATGAATCATTCTCTACTTTGAAGAAGTTGAGCAGCTTGCTGCTGTCCTCTACCATCCAAGCCTTGCTGTCTGTATCATAAACAAACAGATGATATCTGCTGCTGTAGTCATCCGCAGCGCCCTTGTCCTTGAGTGAGATGTAATACTTTGTCTTGTGTATGCCTGCTACTCCGCCTGTATATTGGCTGTCTCCGAAGGCTCCCGATATCTTTACCGGGTATGATCCGTCATATGCCATGATGCCAATACCTGACTTGTAGTACACTATGCCGTTGATCTGCTTTACGCTCTTGCCTGCATCTGTGTCCACTCCATATGCTTCTGTAGTCTGCAACGTATATGTAGCAGGCGTTGAGCCGTATATCTTATGCAGTCTGTCCTGCTTAAAGAAAACTATATGTGTACTGTACTTGCATATGCCTGTGAAGTCTCCATCACTTGTCATCGTTACCGCATAACTGTCTGTAGTGCTTCCGCTGTAGTCATCCCATGTCATGCCAGTACCGAGCTTTGAACTGTATATAGTATTGTCAGCATTACTGCATCCCCACAGTCTGTTGTCACGCTCCACAACAAAGTCCAGTTTCGGCATTGTGCCTGTTGTTTTCATTGTCCAAGCAGTAGTCCCCGACAGTGTGTACAGATCCCCGGTCTTATCCCCTGTGTAGTCAGGACGATTCTGAAACGCTGTAGAAGGGAAATACATATCAACTTCATAGTAACTGCCGCTTGCCCCGATGTATTTTGCTCCCTCAAAACTGCAGGTGTTAGCGTATGCAGTACCGCTGTATGTAAAACTGCAGTATACTGTAGCGCCTGCATAGTCTGTCATCTTCCTGTAGAGAGTCTTTGCCGCAGCCTCTGTGCTGCAGAAGAACTGTACATAGTTATCCTCTTTCAGTCCTGCACTGTCATATGCGTAATGCAGTTTAGTCTGTGCCTCCACGCACTCTGATGCTGATGCAAAGCTGAGTCCTACCTGTCCACATACATTCACATCTGCTGAAGCGTAATTGGCGTTGAAATAGATGTTATATGGGAACAGATATATACGTTCATTGAGAGCGATCATGTTGCATGTAGCTGCATCGAATCCTGATATGCTCTGTATCAGAGTACTCATATCAGATATCCTGTTGCCTGTAGTAACGCCTGTAGATGTAGTTGCTCCATAGTAGAAGTCTGTATCTGTTATCGCCACTATGTTGCCTTTATGCACAATGACATTTTCCGGGAATACTTCTGTTCCTGCAGCGTTGTAGTATCTGACTGCGAGAAGGCCCCTTGCCTTACGCTGAGTCAGAGCAGGGAAAGAATCAGAGCTCAAGTTCTTCATAGACCTCATTTCTCCATCTGCGATCTGTTCCTGAGTATTGTATCCTGCAAAGCTGATGACCTGCTTCCGCATAGGCGTTGTATCGTTTATCATCTTTGTTAGTTCCATGTCATCACATCCTTAAAAGTTGCGGAACTTGTATCCCCATGTAGGTTCGTTCTGCTCACGCTGCCAGTCTCTGTACTGAGAATATCCATTGTTGAACATCTGCATCTCGTTGTTGTACAGTGCCGCCTCGTTGTGCATCTTGTCCATCTGTGCAAATGTATATGTGAAATAGCAGGCAGAGTCATACGGCACAGGGATCAGCAGAGTCTTTGCTCTGTCATCGGGATCTGTCCAGTCATACTGCACAAGTGTGCTGTCATCAGTTATCCGCATCACTTCACGCTGCATCATTGCTTCGACTTCATTGATCCATGATGTAATACGTTCCGCATCGTATTCAGAGGGTCTGTCCTGCATGATCTGAGCCACACATTCTTCCAATGTCATATTGCATTTCCTCCTTAAAAAAATAGGCAGAAAGCAGTTTATTGCTGCCCTCTGCCCTTATTTGCTCTACTTTCCCGAGATGTTCTTTGTCTTAGCCTCGAACTCGTCAGACAGTTCGTTCTGACCGTCAATGGCCAGATTGCGCTGTGCTTCAGCGTTCTTGATGACTTCCGCTACACATCTTGGGACTTCGACATCCTCGCCTCGTTTAATGAGCCAGTTCTTGCCGTTCACTCCGACAAACACATCTCCGCTGTATTTATCGTTGTCCTTGAAAAGATGGATAGTTACTGTATCGTTCTCGGGTACTGCCGCAGCAGTCTCTTTAGTTGTAGCCATTTACTGCTCCTTCCTATGTAGGCACTATGCAGTAGCAGCTGTCTCCAAACGAACCATGTATGCGTCAGTCAGGATCTCTGAAGTCTTGATAGCCTTCCATCCTACTGTTGCTCTCTGATTCAGAGGATCTGCAGTTCCGGCAGAACCGAGCTGCTTCACGATAGTCTGCAGGCCTCCGCCTGTGACTTCCGTTGTAGCATACGCATTTGCGCCTGTGATGATGGTGCTGTATACATCTATCGAGGATGCTCCTGCCTTTGCCCATACCTTAGACTCTGTAGTCTCCACGAATCTGCAGCCTGCGATCTGTCCGATCTCGTTTGTCTCTGCGTTCTTTGTGCTTACATACTCATTCATGGATACCCACTTGGTATCGCTCATGAGATCGTATTTGATGTCCGGGCAGGCGATACCCCAGTAACTGCCCTGATACTTCGGAGCATTGTTGTTCTCGAGATTCCTTACTGCCTTACGCACAAGATCGTAGGTGATAACGTCTGTTGCTGCTATCGTTGCTCTGCTTGTCTTGCCGCCTGCATACATTACATTAGTGCCTGCGTTTATAACTTCTCTTGTTACCCAGTCAAGAGTCTTGCCTGCCTGATCTCCGAGCAGTGTTGTTGCTTCGATGATGTTGTTGTCCAGTGCTGTCAGCATCAGTACATCGGAAAGCTCTACATAGTCACCATACTGCTTCACTGTTGATGTGAAGGATGTAACTGTGAGCTTGTGTCCTGTAGGTGTTACGCCCTCTGTCAGAGGCGTTTCAGCTCTGTTGAAAGGCGTGTAACGTCTGAACTCGATAGTCAGTCCACCATTCTTCGGGATAGGTCTCTTCTCGGCAAAGTTATCATGCACGAGATTCGGCTTTGCGTTCTTGATAAGGTTCTTGTCATAGTAGGTCTTCATCTCGACAGTCATACCAGAGTCTGTAGTGACGTTGGTAGCTGCATCGAATCTGTGAAGATCTAAGTGTGTCAGTCTATAATCTAACATAGTTTTGTCTCCTATCTTTACCGCAGACTATAGACTTTGGCCTATCGAATCATCAGAAAACGATCTTCTCGCCTCTCATGACTCTTCGATTGACTTCATCAATGTCTGCATCTGAAAACTTGTTTACGTCAGTTTTACGGATGACAGCAGGAGATTTGTTCATGCCGTTCTCTGCCGGACGTGCTCCCCTTGTTCTTATGGTATTTATAGTGTTCTGCCGGGTCTGCTGTGCTACAGACTGCGCTGTCCTGTTCATAAGGTCTCTTATGTGTACAGACTCATACGCATCTCTCAGCGTCATTCCCGGTGTCTGCATGAGCGCCTGGAACTTCTGTCCTGTGACAGGATCTGTGACTTCCTTCTCCATGTCGAAATCAGGATAGTCCTTCTGCACTTCAGGTATCTGTGAGGTCCATTCATTCATGATATTCCCGACAGCTTCCTGTCTCTGCCGTTCCTGCTCTGCAGCTTCTAACTCCTGCAGTCTGCGCTGCTGATCCTGCTGCTCAAGATACTGCTCTACTGTCAGTCCCTGCTCTCCTGCAAGCTCTTCTACCATATTGTTGTCTCTGAAAACTGCTTCACGAAGCGCATCCATATTTCCGTCTTCTATGCCGTACAGCTGCATCAGAGGATCGATGACCGATGAGGCTGCATCCATACTTGACCTCAGTGCATCTACATCCTTGAAACGTCTGTCTATAGCATCTTTGACTCTGTTGCCATAGATCTGCTTATAGTTCTCATCCTGCAGTAACTCTTCGAACTTAGCATTGTAGTCTATCGGCTCTCCTTCTTGGTTGCCTTCGTCTGTCTGACTGGCGTAGTCAGCAGCTTCACCGCTGTCATCCTGTTTACCGTAGATGACTTCAGGCTCAGCCTCCGCCTCATGGTCGGCGAACTCCATGTTTGTATCTGCCGCATCTCCACCTTCTCCGCCTTCTGCTCCGGCAGCTCCGCCGCCATCGAATCTGAGAAGATCGAGTAAAAGTAATGATTTAAAGTCCATTACTGACTCCTTCCTGCAGTCTTTCCTGCGTGCCATTTAATTCTTGCTTCCTTTTGTATCACATGCGGAATCTTTTTGCGACTCCCCATAGTACGTTACTGTAAAATGCACATTCTTCGGATACTGCGCCATGAGCTGTGCGAACATCATCACAGCGGCATCGAAGATCTGATATGCAAAGTCATCTGCCTTGCTGCCCGGATAACTCGAGAAAACGATCCACGAATGTCCCGAGTTCCCATTGCCGAGATACTGCCTCGGAAAGTTTTCCTGCAGCACTGTAGCAATGTATGTGATGATCGTGCTGATACTGCTGCATACGATGTCATGCCCGGGGTCATATCCTGCATGTCCGTCCAATCGCAGCTCATGTGTACTGTATTTGTCATCGGTCCTGTTCGTGTATGTTATCTCTGTCATTCTACTTGCCTCCCTTAAAAGGGTTCGCCTGCTGCTGTGCTGACTCTCTCTTCTTGCGGACCAGTGTATCTATCCTTGATGATCCCTGTCCTCCGCCCGGTTCTCCTGTAGGTTTAGGTGTTGGCTGCAGTCCTGCATCCTGTGGCTGCTGTGCATCCTGCGGAGCTCCCTGCATGTCCTGCCCCGGCATCATGCCCTGCTGCTGTGCCTGCAGTATCTGTGCCATTTGTGCGTTCTGCTGCTGTAACTGCTGCATCTGCTGCATAAGCTGCTGATTCTGCGATATCTTCTGCACTACTTTTTCTTTGCCCTCGAACTGCATCATGTCGAGTGCGATAAGGCTCTGATCTGCCTGCTGCGGATTGAAGAATCCTAAATTGTACAGTTCCTTCGCAGTCTCATTCTGTGACAGCTGATTGAAAGGATTCTGCTTCTGCGCTGATATCTCGATATCGAATATCGGCACTCTTCTTGTCTCATCATCCCCGAGGATAGGCCGCATACCTATGGCACGTCTTGACATGTCCTCTTTGTTCCAGTCTTTGATATGTGTATTGTCATAGGCAACATACTGTGCATCCTGCTGAGGCGGCTGCTGTGGTTCTCCCGGCATCTGCTGTGGCTGTCCATCCATCTGCGGAGGCATCTGCTGCATTGGCTGTCCCTGCTGTGGCACAGCATTGGGATCTTGCATCTGCTCCTGCATCTGCAGCTGTTTAGGCGGCATCAGTATCCTGAAGCATCTTGGCTCATCGTAGAACTGCCGTATAAGCTCTAATACTGTATATGCTATAGATTCATAACACTGATAGCTTTCCTGTATCATATCCCTTGACAGCTTGCTTCCTGCTTCCTGCAGTGCCGCTATAGCTGACGCAGCTGTAACTCCTGCAGCTGTGCTGCCCTGTGAGAAGTCTCTGTTGCCCGATGTCTCTTTCAGCTCATCGATCCTTGCCTGCTGATGATTTACAATGAATCCCTGCAGACTGTTGACCTGTATCTGCTGCAGCTTTGTATTATCCATCGTTCTTGTTACGTGTACTATATCTTTCGACAGATCCGTGAACTCTTCTTCATTTAAGCCTGACTGATCATTTACGAAGTATCTGACCTTGCCGCAGATCTGTGCGTTCTTCATTACGATCTGATTCAGTTTGTCTATGTACATCTGAGGGTCTTTCATGATATCGATGTATCCGAAGCCGCATAACTGTCCATCAATAGGGAACATTACATCGAACTCAAAAGGATACTTGCCGTGATCGTAATATCCTCTCTCTGCATACTGCGCAACATTCTCTGATGCAAATATCAGATGACCTGCAGCAAACTTTGCATAATGCAGGACTTCTCTGCTTCCTATCCTTCTCTTGTAATACCAGTCAAACACTGCAGTCTTCTCAGTATCATCAACATTGTCATCCTGCACATACTTGCTTAGAGTGAAGTCTCCCTGCCCCACGCTGTCTGCTAAGAAAGGATACTGCTCTTTCAACACCTCATTATCCACTAATGTTACCGTGAATACATTGCGGCTGTCCTGTATATCTGTAATTCCCGGCTCCCAAAATATATTCAGCAGATCCACATTCTCTATCTTGATGTCTCCGAGTCCGTTCTCTGCACAGCTGTCCCATCCTGTCATGTATACGGATGTGCCGTATTTTATCTTGTACCAAGCATTTGTGCTGTATGTCTTCTTGAATCTGCTGCGCTCCATGATGACAGGGATGATCTTCGACAGCATCATAGCATCTTCCTCATCTGACTGTTCACGAGGCAGTACTGCAGTAGTAGGATAGTTGTCCATGATATCTGCATGCTTGTTGGCAAGTGAGTTGAGCATCCACGCTGATACAGGCCGAGGATCGTTTGCATTTATGCTGCTGACACTTCCGTCTGTATTGAGATCCCACTGTCTCTGCCGCCACCACTGCTGATTCTCTATTATCCTTGTCTCCAAAACTCGCTTGCCGTCCTGATACTTCTGACAGTCTTCCATTGCCTTCTCGCAGGCCATGTCATCTATCGGACCTATACGCCCATAGTCATCCGCTTCGGGATCTTGCCCTGGATCGTATTTTATTTCTATCAGCATGTCTTCCAGTCCCGGTGCCTGCTTCTGCATCTCCTGCGAAGACAGCAGGCCTCCATGTCTATGCTGCTGCATAGGCGGTCTGTCTCTCTGCTGCATCGTATCTGCATGCTTTGGCTGCTCTGTCATACGCTCATGCTGCGGCGGATTGTCACTGCCTGTTTTCTTCTGCACCTGCTGTGCTTTGCTCTGCGCCTGTGCCTGCTGCTCTTCCAGTCCCCGGACCGGCTTGCGCTTCACTGGCGTATTTTCGTTTTCATTCTTTTTCTTTGCCATGTTTCCCTCCTATATGTTTATATAGTTATACCGTCCGAGCTTACGATTCAGTGCATCCTGATTAAGGTTCAGAGGATCGTTCAGCAACTCGCTTATATCCTGCTGCTCTGTCTCTGTTATCCTCGGAGACAGCGGATGTTCCATACATACATATCGCCACTCATCATAGTTGTGATCTTCCATATCGGTATCAACATCCTCTACATGTGTTTCGCTGTATACGAGCGAAGGTATGCAGCGTATGAAATGTCTGCAGCTTTTAAATACATACTGCATCGGGATACCGTTCTCATCGAAGGCAAGCCTGTAATGGCACTGCATCTTTCCCGGCAGTCTCTTGTTATCAGCCTTCTCGAAAAATACTCCCTCACGTTCCATCATCTCTGCAATGCTCTCGCCTTTGCTTTCCTCATATATAGCAGGATCTGCAATGCCGATGATCTTTCTGCCTTTTAAATTCGGATCGCTGTCTTCTACATCCTTTATAGTCTGTGCTATTTTTGTAGGCTCATATTTCACTCCCTCATTAGGTGTGCCTGTGCATCCATACGCTTCTCTTATCCTGTACATGCGTCCGTCATGGTCTATGGCGTTCCATCCTACAGAAAAAGGCTTGCTGTATCCGAAGTCGAATCCTCTGTATATGGTCCAGTCATCCGGGATAAGAAAGTCATTTATGACATGTGTCCATAGTCTGTCTTTATAATGGCTGCTGTCATCTTTCCACTCTCCGAACACCTGTCCCTCGAAACTGTTCCAGTCTCCATACAGCAGTGCTTTCCTGTCTGCTTCAGGCATCATCGCAAGGCTTGCAAGATAGTTAGGATCATCCTGCAGCAGTCTCTGATTATCAAAAACTGTCGCAGGTACAAAAACTCTTTGGTTCTCGAGATGTATCTTCTTTCCGTCCGGGGTAACGATATCGAACTTCTGATCTATCGGTGTCAATGGCGGAGCAGCTGTAATGAACCTGTCTTTTACCCATCCATGTCCAATGCCGCCCGGGTTCGTTGTCGCTCTCATGTAGCACTCTGTCCCGGGGCCTGATGGCCTGTTACGAGAAAACATGTATGAATACTCTGTCCACTGGAAATGCGTCAGCTCATCGAATCCTATGAAGTCATAACGCTTGCCCTGATAGTTGCGCTTATCTGCCTCATATTGCATCGATCCGAAATATATCTTTGCTCCCGATGGGAAACGCCATACATGTTTGCTGTCATTGTAGATAGCTTTCGGAAATGCAGGATGATAAATTGCATATGATCTGTCTATCAGCTCTGACAGCTGTGGATATGTTTTACGGAAGATTATTCCTCGATAGTTCTTTTGCCCTACCTGCCGTGTCGCTTCTGCAAGCAGTGCATCACTTTTGCCGCCGCCTGCAGCTCCGCCATAAAGGACCTCGTATTCTGTTCTTGTCATAAACTCCGCTTGCTTCTCCTGCGGAGTCCATACTGCATTGTAGCTATCCATTGCCATTACCTGCCTTGCTTCCTATGGCAGCTCTCTTTGGCAGCAGGATAACTCCTGTGATATCGTCATCATCAGTCAGATTTGTGTCTGCCTTCTTCTTCTCTATCTCAAGACGTTCTCTATCCTTTGCATCAACAATGTTGGATATACCGTCAATGTCCTTCTTGATCTGACTTGCATCCCTGAGAGTAGCAACAGCATTACGAAGGGCCATACTGTTTATCTTTCCTTTGCTGTCCTTGAACTGCTCAGGATCTTTCAGTGCGTCAGCCAGTATTTTTACAGCGCAGTCCAGTGCGCTCAGTTCTTTGTCATATGTTATGGCCTGCCGTGCAGCTCTTTTATCTGCACATTTTTTTATAGCTTTTTTTCGGAAATCATTACGATCTTTTCCCCAGTTATCAGCTTTTATATGCCTGTTGATCGTTGCTACAGTGCAGCCATATTTATCGGCAAGAGCTTGCTGTGTAACATTTGTTGTTGCGTATTCTGCTTTTATCTTTGTCCAATCGAACCTGCCGTTCATGTCGCTGCCCCCTTTGCCACGATGATACAGTCAAACGCTCATTTTTTCGACTCCCCATAAAAGCACATAAAAAAACAGCAGGCTGTTTGCCTGCTGCACATCTCATGTTAATGTTCAACTGTATCTCACACGATGCTAATATCAGAACATCTTTCCACCATCCACGAGATCAGCTCTCCTGCGCTCATGTTTTTTGATCTCTTTAGCGCATCAAACTTTGCCTTATCCGCCTCTGACAGATCTGCGCTTATCTTTATCTTCTCAGAGGGAGCTCCGAAGATATCTTCGTACATATCTGCATCCATATCCACCTTTGCATCTATCCAAGCCTGGGCATCAGCATCGTCTAAAGGTCTTATCTCTTCTGATCCCTTCCATCCTATGCCGGATGGAACAGAATACGGAGATCCTGCATTGCCTTTACCATACAGAAAAAACAATCCTGCTTTTGTTTTAAAAAGTCTCTCTTCGTAATATGTTTCGTCTTCAGGAGATAACCCATCCTCTATAAACGTGGATATAAGTTTCGCCTTATCTGTATCATAGCGGTGTCCGCTTAGTACCTTTTTCATTTTCCCCTCCTATAACGGCATATACTTTTCTGATTCTACTCCGTATCCGTAAAGTTCAAATTCGTATGCCAATCTGCCATAATGCTTAGTATCTATAAATTTCCCGTTCTCTTTTATAGGCTTGTTGCCTTTGTATGGCTGTATATCTTTTTCCGTTATCTCTCTAACTGGCACAGTATTAAATCCAACCCAGTCACCGTTTTCAGTTAAACAGATAAATCTGTCTTTGAATTGGTTCATTTTGTATATTCTCTTAAACTTCATTTTTTCGCCCTCCCATGTTATAATTCATATAACCCTTTCGGGGAGTCCGGGCAACCGTGTGGTAGCGGCCCCGGACATTTTTATTTACAGCATTACTTCATTTTCACTCTGCTTGCGGTATTCTTCCATTTCTTCAGCTTCAACTTCCTGTATACGCTCGATCTCATCAAGCTGCCTGTTTGCTTCGGCCTCGATCTGGTGCTCTGTCATCGGAATATTTGTATAGAAAAGATTTTTTACATTTCCTTTATCCCATACAGAGTAATCATTTCTATCTGCTCTATAAGTTGCAATTAATTCATTTTCGTCAAAGTCATATGCGATCTCTGCACATCCGCCTTTACCCAATTTGCTGCATTTCATTGTTGCTGCTACTGCTGCATGTAATCCTTTAATAGTTCTCATTTTATTTTCTCCTTTCGGTACTGGCCTATGTGGTAGTGGCCCTTTCTTTATCTTGTCTTTACTTTAGCATAAAATATTATTTAAGTCAATACATAAATACAAAAAATATTATTTATTTTAAGCAAAACAAAAAGAGCCCCGGTCCGAGCTCTTCTTGCTATGCTTATTACTTTTAGAAAAAGGGAGGATGTTCGTGAGTTATCACCTATCCACGCCCTTACTGTATCATCAGTTCACATCCTTTGCGACTCCCCCTGTCTTTATATCTTTTATAGTAACCTTTATAAGTCCGTCTGTTGTAGCTTCGTATAAAGTTTTATGCGTAGCTGCGAAACGTGATACCTGATCCAGGCCGAACTCAGCGGTCCCGGTGCTGTGAAGCAGCATGCCGCAGAGATCCGACAGGCCTTTTACTTTCGCCCTCATTGCCTCCTGTTCTATCAGCAGCAGGCCACGCTGATTCTGAAAACTCTTTATCGTTTCTCTTGCGGCTGTATCTATCTTTTCTATCCGCTGCCGCAGATATTCATTTTCCTTTTGTAGCTCCGTTTTTGTCATCCTTTGCCTCCAACTTCTTCAGCAGATCATTTTTCTGCTTCTCGATTTTGTTCATCTCTCTTTGCATAGAATACATTTTGTTTTCCTGCAGCCTTTCCTGCAGCTCTCTGTATCCATCTGCAGTGTCATATATCTTTTGCAGCCTTGCGGCCTTCTCGCACTTCAGGTATCCGTCATGCTTGCCGCAATAACAAGTCATGTATTTTCGCTTCTCTTCCCTTGAGGAAAAATGCAGTATGCCGTCCTCACAGGTTATATGTGCTTTTTTGTCTGTATCGTAGTAGGGACACACGATTGTTCTCATCTCATTCCTCCCTCCCGGATATATCCTTTCCGGGGAAATGCCTGCTCAAAAGTAATTGATTGTTGTACACATTGTTTATTGAAGATAATTGTTTGAGTTTTTGTATGGTTGTCTTTTGATATCTATTGAATTATTCGTTATTAATTATTAAGTTATATTTGCCTGAGCAAAGCACTTCCCCTGTAAATAGCTCTAAAATGGTATTATGTCATCGGGTATCTCTGTAAACTCCACTTGTGCAGCATCCTGTGATGCTCCTGCGGAGCTCTGTGATGAGCTGTCAGCGTTTTTTGTGCTGCTCCCGATAAACTCTACCCTTGATGCGATAACGTCCGTAGTATAGACTCTATCGCCTTTTTTATCTGTATAGCTTCCTGTCTGTATCCTGCCTTCGATCCCCACCTGTCTTCCTTTGGCAAGGAACTTCTGACAGTTCTCAGCCTGCTTTCCGAACACAACTATCCTCGGATAGTCAGTCCCTTTGTCAGCTCCGTTCTTGTCTTTGCCACGGTTTATCGCAACAGAGAAGTTTGCGATCGCTGTATTATTGTTTGTATATCTCACTTCGGGATCTGCAGTCAGTCTCCCGATCAAATTTACTGAATTGATAAGTCATTCCTCCTTTTTTCTGCCCATGCTTCTCTTTCACGATCGCTTATTGGATAGTCACTTTTATTGCGTGTTTCTATGCCATATTTATTTAAATAATTGTAAACGGTTCCTATGGCTATTCCCAATTCGCTCGCTATTACGTGCATTGGCTTTCTATTGGCGATGTATTCTTTATATAGTGTCTCTTTATCTACCATCACTTTTCCCATTCCTCTTTATGTCTCCCTTCTTCCTTGTCACTGCCGCAAGTGCAAAGCACACTGCAGCAAGTATTCCTAATATAAGAACTATATGGTCTGCTATAAACATCTTTTTACCTCCATCGTGCATCATTCAATGGCTCGAACTTTTTGCATGTGCCGAATGGCCCCGGCAGCATATATGCTATTTCAAAGAACGCACAGTTATTGTTTCTTGTACAATGCAAGCATTTCACGATTGCTTTTTCTCTGTTCAGCTCAGCTGATTTTTTTTCATTCTCTTTTTCGGCTTTCATTTTGTTTATATTTTTTATGTCAAGGTAAACCGATATAGCAAATACTGCTACTTGCACAATGAATAGAATGAATATTATCTCTTTCATTTTTACCTCCATATATCTAAAGGGGCAGCAGGATGGTTGTATTATCACAATTATTTTAATTTAAGTTATAGTTGCGCTGCCCCTGTCAGATCACTCTTTCACTCTTGTTATCGTCACTTCAGTCCGGGGATTGTCTTTGTCATAAAACACCCGGCTCCCATCTGTGCTCTGAATTATTTTATAGTTGTCATCAGAAAGTACCTGATACTTCACAAGTATGTCATGCAGGGCCTCATGTAAATTGCACAGATCCACTCGCCTGCGTGATGGCATGTAGTAAACAGCTTTCACGTTCACAGGATAGTCGATCATCTCGCCTTTGCCCCGGAGAAAGTATCCGCAGGAATCCTCATATTCTTTGTATCTGTCACTCTGCGCAATGAATCTCTTGCCGGTCCTGCTGTTGTATCTGATCTGCTGACTATTCTTCTTCGTTACTGGTGCTACTGCTATAGTGAATGTCATTTGTCTGCCTCACTTTTTATCTTTTTCTCAGCTCTGATATGATATCCTGTTGATGTGGCTGTCTCTTCTACAGCATATTTGCACTTCTCAAGTCTCCTGCATTCCGCACCACGTCTTCAGAAAATATGATTTCCAAACAGTTAAGCACTCTGTTGCAGCCTCCGTCTTTCGTGTATACATCAACAAAGTGCTGATCCCCTTCTCCAATTGGACAATGATACTTCATCTTTTCGACATTATTATCATTAACACTCCACCAACATATACCTCCATTTTCTTCTTGAATTGCTATGCTTAGTACTTCTCTGTCATCCATATCATGTAAATGTGCACTCATTCGTTCTCACCTTCCTTGCACGTTACTTCTCTGAGATCGATATGCGTAAACGGTTCAAACCTCGGAGGGACCTGAAACTTCAGTTTTGCTATCTGCTCTTTCAGCTCCGCCACTTCTTTCCTCGCCTCATCACGTTCCCGGATGATCTCGCAGCGTATCCACTCTGTCTCATAGTTGCTGATGATCTCATCCTTCTTTTTCAGTTCTGCTTTCAGCGCCTTGACCTCATCACTCTCAGCAGGCTGCATCATCGACAGCCTTTTTGTCAGCAGGAATATTTCGTTTTTCTGGTCCTCGTACTTCGACTTCAGTGCATCTCTCTCCTTGCAGGTCTCATCGTATGCCACTCCGTACTCGTTCACCTGTTTCTCGAAGTCATTGCACTTTTCCTGCAGGTCATGCAACACATTTTCTGCCTCATATATCAAGGCAAACACTCTATTAAAATCCATCTTCTTCCTAACCTTTCTCCACGGTACAGCTCCGTACCTTAGCTTCACGACACTTAGCTTTACCTCTGCCTTTCGACAACGTAACTTACAACTCCGTGCCTTACCGTTACAACACAATGCTTGGCTTTACCTCTGCCTTTCAACTCCGGGCAGCACCTCGCCTTGCCATTACTCACAGGACTATCTATGCTTTGCCTCGGCATCACTTCGCTTTGCTGTACTTTACTATTCCATCACCGCACAATGCTTTGCCTGACCTGGCCATACCTTGACCCAACTTAACAGTCACTACATTACCCTTGCCAAACTTCGCTTTACTCTGCCTTCACCTTGCTTTTCTTACTTTACGCTGCTATTCCGTAACTGTACCTTACCTGCGTAGCCGGTCCTTACCATAACATAACTATAAGTCACTCTGCCGTTACTCTATTACCTCATACTCGAAACGGCCTTTGCCGCTGTTTCTCCACTGGCCTGTGCCTTTGAGCTTTCCATAGTCAAGCCACTCATCAACTACTTTTTCAAGATCATCTTTAAGAAGCATTACAGTGAACTCACATGTGCTTCCTGCTGGAATAGTCTCGCTGTTTGCAAGTGCAATTCTTTCGCCCTGTGCTGTCTGCCCTCTCAAAGGCCTCTGACAGCTTCCGATCTCTCCGTTTACATTTATTTTTATCTTCCGAGGGCCCGGGAAAATAAGATCATCGATTATCTTTTTATATGCTTTCAGCTTCGATGATTCAGTGCCCGGAACTCTTCTCAGGCCTCCGCAGGCATCCTTAAAAAATCCCTTCCACTGGTAGTCCCAAAATATAGGATTGCCTTCTTCATCTCTCGGGAACACAGTTTTTCCCTTCATAACAACTTCTTCCACTCCGACTGCAGCAACTTCTTCTTCCCTACTTGGCGCATCCGGGGCCTTGCTTGCAATAAACTCTTCGTGTATATCAGGATCATTGCTTGCCATACCTAATACGTCTTCAGTGAATGTAACTCTTATTTTTAACTCTTTCATTTTCTCTCTCCCTTATTTCTCGTAGTACTGTCCGTACTTTATTAGTTTTCTGTCTCTGATCCTGCAGAGTCTTGCATTGAATCTTTTTCTGCATTTGTCAGAGCAGAACTTTTTTTGCGTCATGTCTGTCATGAACGATTTTCCGCAGCAAGGGCATTGTTTCCATGTCAGCATTTTAACCTCCTAATATTCTTCGATCAGATCTTCCTGTGGCTGTAACAGTCTGCGAACATCAGGCGGCATCAGTCTCTGTGCTGTCAGACGGTCCTTCTCTTCGGGAATAGTCTTTTTAAAATACGCCTGCAGATATGGCAGATCATCTGCTTTCATAAGCTGATACTGCCGAACTCCACTTACACCTCCGAACCATTGCTGCACAGGTTTAGACAGCTTTTTAAAATCGTCCTCGTTAAACCTGCTTGCCCTGCTGAGGGCCCAGTAGACTTCATTCCACATTGATGCTGTTGTTTCCGACTTAGGCTGCATCTTCTCAATTTCCTTCTGTATCCCTGCAATAGTAGGCGGAAACTGTGATATTCTGACATAGTTTTTCACTGCCTGCCGCATCAGTTTGTCATCGTAATCTTTGAACATGCCCCACCAAAATGCCGCTATTCCTTTTTTCGCTGATTCACTTTGCCCCTGCATCCAGTTACTGTAATTGCAGGCAAGTACATTCAGCAACTCCTGCATTGTTTCTTTTTCCATGTTCACTCTCCTTCGAATATTCCTGTAAACGGCATACCATTATCTCTGCGCACCTGCTGATTAAGGTATCCCTCGAACTTCGTACCGAACAATGTCTCAGGCCTAAGGAACCGCTGCCATTCAGTACCCATCCAGTCAACACACTTTTTATCGATCGCGTCCTTGAAGTCCTGCTCCGTAAAACCCTCTCTCATCCTTGCCGATATCAGAGATTGTGTTTTCTGTGAGCTGTCTTTGTAATGGGAACCTGTTCTCATGTTCAGATATGCAATGATGTCGTGCGCAGCTCGACTATATATATACTTCTTATCATTCTTATCATTCTTATCATTCTTATCATTCTTGTTAGTTGTTAGGTCTTTGTTAGGTCTTTGTTGGGCCTTTGTTAGGTCTTTGTTAGTGACTTTGTTAGGTCTATCATCTTTGCTTTGGTAATCGCTCCAATTCACAATAGTTATCAGCCTACCTGTCTTTGTTGACTTGTTTGTTAAAAATCCGAGTTTTTCAAATCTTAGTAGAGCTGTTCTAACATTTTGTATTGAAATGCCTTTGCCTGCTGCTTTTGCTATGTTTTCAAGGCTTGTAACCTTTTGACCGGGGAGGCAAGTGAACTTGTTCCCTTGCCATTCCCACTCATTAGGTTCATGATTTACCATACAAAGTACAGTAATGAGGATAGACTTTTGCTCAGGCGTTGAAAGTTCCCATATTGGTTTTTCTATTAATTTACGATGCAGCTTCAGCCATCCATCCTGTCCCATTACTGCCTCCTATTCCACGATCATCCAGTCTTCAGCGAGCATATCAGCCTGTGATGCAAGCCATCCGATCTGCACTCCTGACGTGCCTACAAATGCAAGCGCTTTATTACCTATGCCGATATATTTTTTCATAATGTGCCTCCTATGCTTCCTTTGCTTCTTCTGCTTCAATAGCAGCCTTCTCAGCTTCCGTTAATTCGTTGCTGATCTCTCCTGTATCTTCGTTCACATCGTATTCAGCCTCGATAGGTTCGACTTCGACCTCTGCATGATCCTGCGTTATATCGAGATTCAGCTTGCTCTCATCCTTAGACATGACACTGATAAACTCTGTTGACATTGGCGCATATTTCAGTGCTTTTTTGATGACAGTTTTTTTAGCCATCTCATCCCAGTTATCCTTCCACGGACCATACTTTGCCGCCTTAGAGAACTTGTCTCTGTGCTTATTGATGTCCTCTGTGCTCATGACAGCGAAGCCGAATCCGCCATTGTTGAGATGATAGACAGCATATACATGTGTCACTCTTCCTCTGTCAGTCTGTGCAGGGATGTGCTTCAGCGTATCTGTGAGGCCGTAACTGTATTCAAATGTATCGTTCTCATGTACGCAGTGAGCTTCAAGTGACTGTGCTTTCGGGTCTCTGTAGAACAGGGAGATGTATCCCTTGTATCCGATCTGAAATTGTGCTTCTTCTGTGCCGTTCTTACTGTTGTGGTATGGGATCATATATGCCTGTCCAAGCGGAGTATTAGGCTCAAGTCCGAGCTGTGCTGATGTCAGCATCCCTCCGATAAGGCTTGCCCCGGAGCATCTTGCAAGCTCAGGAGTCCTCGATATCGCATTGATAGCAAGTCTTGTGAATCTCTCGGGAGTCATCACCTCAGGCAGTGCCTGTGCGAACTTGTCTTTATAACTCATGATCAGATCCTGTATAGTTGTTTTTCCTGCCTTTTTCTCCGGCAGTGTAGGTGCTTTCACCTTTGTCATTGTTGTAGTAGTTGCCATGTTATTTATCTCCCTTCTTGTTTATCTTCTTGACTCTGAATACTCTTGTATCAGATGTGCTGCTGTATTTTTCAAAGATGTCCGGCATGTCTGCCTTTAATCTTTTGCTGTCCAGTGTTGTCCTTGACTGTGATTTGTAGCTCACGTTGTAGCTGTCTGTTGTGCCGTATCCTGCATCTTTTAATACGCTTACTACTCTTGCCTGCATTTCCTGTTTTCTCTTCTTAAAAGCGGCCTCCTGCTCTTTGGCGGCAGTATACATATCAAGAAGCTGATCCACCTCAGCAGGCAGTTCTGCTCTTGTTTCGGAGCTCTTCGGATACAGCTGTCTCAGTGCTTCCATACTGCTGTCAGATCCGTCAGCTTCGGGAGGGATATTGACATCAACGTATGACCGCCAAAAGTCTGTCTCTTCTGTGCGAAGTCTCTCGATAAAATCATCATCTCTCGGGCAGAACATCCATTTAAGGCCGCCAAACGGCAGTATCAGAAACGCTATATACCATCCTGCCTTGCCTGTCACCATCATGTAATGCTGAATCTGACAGTAGTACTGCAATGGGATCTCCTGCTCCTGTGAATCTGATGTGAGACCGTATGACTTTGCTGTATAGTCAGCCATTATCTTGCACTCAAGTCCTGCGTCCTCTCCGACAACTACTCTGTCTATGTTGGCGAACATGAAATCATACTCATCATCCTGATACATCTGATTGTCATTGCGGATCTTCTTTCCGCTTGCTTCTTGAAATCTTTTTGCACAGTAGTCCTCTAAGTCTCTTCCCATACGGAAATGCTCATTGTCGGGAGTATCTTCGGATATCCCCTGTTTGTCTGTATAAAGAGACAGCTTGCTCTTCCACGGAGAAAGTCCCATACATGCAGCTGCATCAGATCCTCCGATACCTGCCTTCCTCAGCTGTAACCAGTCTTCCCGGCTGAGCTTGCTGATGTTTGCTATAACTTTACTCATTGTTTTCCTCCCTGTTTTTCTTTAATCTGTAATGTGCTTCAGGCGGCATACACTCAAGGTTCTCCGCCCTGTTATCTTGGTTATCGCCATTGATGTGATGTACTGCGCACTCTTTCCAAAAGTCCCAACAGAACGCCTCAGCCACAAGCCTGTGTACCTTCTTGTGATGTTTCTTTCCGATTCTGTAAAGGTCCACCTGCATATACTGATAATGCGTCCAGTACGGTTTAAGCAGTTTATGTCCTTTGCGTGTGCGTATACGGCCCATGTTGGATATCTGATACATCTCAAAATTATGTATCGTCTTCCATTTTTCTGTGCTATAATCAAATTGGTTTATGAGATCAGCGTCCTCCGGGACGCTCTTCTTTTTTTGATCAAAAGCCTCGACTGCACAGCTGTCACCGACCGTACACATCCTGCCGGTCCTGCTGCATCTGTCCCTGTGATAATCGTAGTTATCGCAATCCAATGGGCTCATTGTTTTCACCTCCTTCCCCATGTTTTTCTCCTTGTCCATATCCATCCGATCAGCGCCGGGATAATAACTATCTCCGCCCCGGGAGCATCATTGCCCCTGCTGATGTGTCCGAATACTATTACAAGTATTGTTACTATCGCTGCTATGATGCAGCAGCCTATAGTGTCACGATTCTTCCTGCTCATAATCTTCATCCCCTGTAATTCTCAACAATGCGAGTTGCTACATCTCCTGCGTAGTACTTTTTGCTGCGGCCTTCGATCAGAGGATCTATCCCCTGCATCAGATCCGCAACATACTCACGCCTTTTACGCAGGAAATGTGCTATCTGTGACTTGCTTGGAAACGCTCCGAACTGTTGCTCGATATCTCGCTTTATGTCCTGCTTTGTCATTGTGGGCCTCCCTTCTGCCTTACGACAAAAACTTGCTGATGAAATACTGCTGTCCCTTGCCTGTGACTTTTGTTGTTTTGCTTATTGTTGTGTGTCCGTCACCATGAGTTATTGAAGTTTCCTTGACTTTAAACAACCCCATTTCCATTGCTTTTTGTGTCGGCATGTTCCAGTCAGTTCCTTGTCTTTTAATGAGATATCCGTTTTCTCTGAGCCACTGGAAAAGTCTTTTAGCTCCGATACTCACTCCGTTCTGTTTCAGCAGCTTCGCAAGATCGCCGATCAGGATCGTTGTATGTGCCACTGATACTGCATCAGCAAATATTACTTTCGGCTTGTCTGTTTCAACTTTATCTTGTAGTTTGCTTCTTAAAGCTCTTTCATCTTTCAGTTCCTGTGCAAGACCGATGATAGTATCAGGGTTCAGCAGTATCTCTTCTATCTTGTCAGGAGTCATATATGCTCCGTGTTTTCTGATAGCAGGCAAGATGTCACTTGTTACCCAGTGCTTAAAGCGCTTTGCTGTTGGTAGCTTGCTTGACAGAATCAAACTATATAAGCCGGATTCATTAATAACGGTTAATTCTTGACTTCCTCCAAGGGTGTCGCATTTTGCTACCACCTTATCTTCAGCATCCACACGCTTAATAAGCGCATCCCTTGAATTGCTGTATCCGAGGATATTCGTAACATCTTTTCCAACAAGCCACGGTTCGTTATTGATTTCGATTGTTCGAACTTCTCCGAACTCTTCGTTTTTGAAAATCTGTAAATTGTTCATTAATACCTCCTTTATTATTTTTTATTCTGTATCATTTTGATACACATCAGGCAAAAAAATATCAACAATCTCGACAGGATCGTTCAATTCAAGAATATGGCACCAGTCCACAATTACCTGAGATGGGATATCTGACTTGTTGTTAATATAGTTATTAGTTGTATTTTTGTTGAGTTTTGAATATATTGCCAGTTCTCTCTGTGATATGTTCTTCTGATCCAAGAGTTCTAAGAATCTATATTTACGCATTTTCTACCTCCTTTCTTTCTGTATCATTTTGATACACTTAATATAAACCATAACATAATACTTGTCAATTCATTTTGATACATTTTTTATAATTTTGTGTATCGTATTGATTTAATAGTACAAAAATGTATAATTATATTAGGAGGGAAAAGCTATGAAAATATATGATTCAGATGGGATGCCGATTGAAGTAGATAGCAAGATAGTATCCGACAGAATAAAAAAGGTAATAGAGGAAAAAGAAATATCATATAGAGAATTATCTGAGATGACAGATATACCTTCTGCAACACTACAAAGATATGCAAACGGTAAAACAGATAAAATGTTGCCTGACAGAATAGCTCGTATTGCCGAGAAAACACATACAGATATATTGTATTTACTTGGAATGAACGAGAACGATAAACCTGTAGCAACTAAAAAGATAAAGCCTAAAGCAGTACGCATACCTGTTGTGGGTATGGTGCAGGCAGGTATACCTGCTGATGCGGTAACAGATCCACTTGACTGGGAAGAAGTAACGCCGGAGATCGCAGCTAAAGGAGATATCACATGCCTGCAGATCCGGGGAGACTCGATGGAGCCGAAGTTCAGTGAAGGTGATGTAGTTGTTGTTCTCGGACAGTCTGATGTTGAATCCGGGGATATCGCCATAGTCAGAGTCAATGGAGATACTGCCACTATAAAAAAAGTAATCAAGCATCCCGAAGGAGGAATTGCGCTTGTTGCATCGAATCCGACTTATCCGCCTATGATATACACAGATAAGCAGATTCGTGAAATCCCGGTTGAGATCATTGGGAAAGTCATTGAACTCAGAGCGAAGTTCTAATTAAGAGAGGATGTGATGTTTATGGGTAAAATTATTCGTTCTATAATTATCGCTGTAGTTATAGTTTGGTTAACTATTTTCGTTTGTCTTCAGAGCAATACTTTTTATACATCCAATGATATGCAAAAATCAAAGACAAATATAGTGCAGAAATACAGACATTAAAATCAGAGAACAAAGAACTTAAAGATAAAAACGAAAAACTTAAAAGTCGAAATGTAGAATTAAAGGATAAGCTGCACAACGATTCAACATACAGTAGCTACTCAAGCAGTTCGGGAAGTTCGGGCAGTTCAAGCAGTTCGAACAGTTCAACATCTTCCGGCAGTTCTGAGACCGTTTACTATACAAATACAGGTTCAAAATATCATCGTGCAGGATGTCAATATTTACGACAAAGTTCATACTCATGCAGCAAGAGTGAAGCTATTGCAATGGGACTTACACCATGCAGCGTATGTAACCCTTGAAAAACAATATAGCCGCCCGGACCGGCAGCAGGAAAGAGAGGAAAAAATATGAGAAAGAAAATTACATCGATAGCACTTGCTATCATGGTATCACTCAGTATGGGATTGTTTATCATCCCAGATGTTCACGCATCAGATATTGATATAAACTTGATGCCAAATACAACATCAACATATGATATGGGAACGTCAAGACCGGGATACACAACAGTATATTATAAAATACAGCCTTTATATTCAGGTAGCATCAGCTTCACAGGAGTAACAGGAAATGTACAACTAACAAATGTAGGTAAAGTTCCTGTTTCAGAAAATGTAAATGTTATCAGTACAGCAGGAACATATTTAAAGTATGCCAATTTTGGAGTGCAAGCCGGAACAACATACTATGTAAAAGTAACACCTGCATCATATGATCTGTACAATGGACATTATTATCTTAACGCTATATACCAGAACTACTCATCAAGAGGATCATACGGAACATCAAAATCGTCTGCGTCAAAAATGTCCAAGAGCACAAAGAGATATGGATATCTCCCTGCGACAGGTTTCAATAATGAAAAATGGTACAAATTCACAACAAATCAGAAAACATTTACTTTATACTTTGATGCAATTACGGATAATGCTTTACATGTAGCAATGTATACGAAAGTAAAAGGAGGGAAAACACAGCTGAATACTCTTGACATGACTCGCAGCTCAGTATATGCGCAAAGTCTCAGACTGTATACTCATACAAAGAAAACAAAGACTGTATATCTTAAAGTATATCCGAACTATATGAGCTCAGGAGAATATCAGATATATTGGAAATAATAAATAAAAATATGACCGCACTACTGCAGCAGATACGGTCATGATGTACCCCACATGAAGAGTAGTAGAATACTGCTATATTATAGCAAGGAGTAATTATTATGGCAAGGAAAGAAGGAAGCGTAACTGTCAGTGCCATGATCGGCGGAGTCAGAAGATATTTCACAGCAGATACTCATGATGAAGCTGTTGAAAAACGTGCCATAGCAAAAAAAGCATATGAAGAAGGACGCATTATATATGATAAAAATACACTTGTAAAAGACTGGATCGATAAATGGCTTGTCACTTATAAAGAACCAAATGTAAATCCTGATTGGTATAAACGGCTCAAAGGCATATGCAAAAATTACATAATACCAAAAATAGGATTGTATAAAGTCACTGAAGTGAAACCTATTCAGCTGACTGAGATAATCAATTCCAATATGAAATCAAAATCATTCAACGATAAATTATATGATACTCTATGTCAGATATTTCAGGAAGCATATAAAAATAGTATGATTCTATCCGATATAACTAAATCAGTGCAGAGATCCAATGCCAAATATAAACATAGACGTTCCATCACTGATACCGAAAGAAAATATCTGCTGCAGGTTATCGAAAAACATCCAGGTAAAAACTTTGTACTGCTGATGCTATACGCAGGCTTGAGACCGGGAGAAGTATGTGCGCTGCAATGGAAGGATATTGACTTTAAAAATAAAACTATAACAATCAATAAAGCATTGAAGTCAGACGGAGTTATCCGTCCTGAGCCAAAATCTGACGCAGGGAACAGAGTTATTCCGTTACCCGATAAACTTATCGAGGGAATTGATGCAAGCCTTAAATCGCCATTTGAGCCTGTCTGCGTAACGGCAGCAGGGACAAGATACAACAAACAGTCATTCAAAAGAATGTGGAACGGAATCAGATATAATATGAATATAGCAATGGGATGTAAAACGTATAGAAATCATCTTCTCGATCCGAAGCCACTTTCAGATGACTTTTATTTATATTGTCTTAGACATACCTACTGCACTGATCTGCAATCCGCAGGTGTGCCTATCAATGTTGCTCGTGAGCTCATGGGCCATAACTCTATAGAGATGACAAGCAAGATATATACGCATCATTCCGATGATTCTATTGCAGATGCACTTGAAAAAATCAATAACTATAGTGTTGTACCGTGTGTTGTACCAAAGTCTGAAAATGAGTAATATACACAAACTATCCATGCTTCGCAATCACGAGGTCGCAGGTTCGACTCCTGTATGCTCCACCATTGGAAAGCCGTTGAAATCAACATATTCAGCGGTTTTTTTATTTGCGGATAACTCAAAAAATCCTGTGGATAACTGTCCATATTGACACGTTTTGACCCCATAAGTGTTGTACCAAGTGTTGTACTGAGGGAGCCCCCCCAGGGGTGTCATAATGCTCATAAATACACAATAACGATAATAATTATTTTTTTTAAAAGTGTTGTACCTGTTGTACCTTTTTTATAAAACAAGATCCCCCTGCGTGAGAACAGAGGGATCCTGATGCCGGGCGTATAACCTAATCACAATTATTTCATTCCCGGTCTTACTCGATTTTACTTGCGACTATTTTTTCTTGCCGCCGCCACATTTTTTCATATGCTGCACTCCTTCCTTAGTCCTTGAGACCGCCTGTAGTAGGATCTACATACGTCCCAAGAAGGGCCATAACAACTGTACCAATCATAAACGGATTGCTTATAAAATGAATAAATCCTGTGCCGAGTGCTGTCCATGTAGTGAATGTCGAAGCATCCACTCCGCAGGCAGTTAATATAACGCCTATCACTCCTACCCACAGCCACGGATTGCGCCATCTGTTAGATGTTTTTTTACCTGTCATTTTCGCTCCTTTCACGCATATGAAGGCCCTCAAGAGTCTCAATGCGGCTTTCCATCTGATCTTTATAGCGGAAAAGAGTATCCTGATCCGCTTCGATCTTATACATACGTTCGATCACATTATTGTGCTTATCTTGCTTGTCTCGTAATTCAACAATCATTTCCTCAAGACGTTTGAAACGGCCTTCTTCAATAGCATCATGTACTGCACGATCCTTGTTATTTTTGATGCTGATGCCCCAAACAGTACCACCTGCAGTTATAGCAGCCACTATGACTGCCTGCAGGAATGTAATCATCTCAGGCGTCATCATATGTCGCCTTTCCCGGTAATGAAGTCTCTGAAGTGATCCCATGTTCCATCATTCAGCAGTGTATTCTGACTCAGCTTCCCATTGCTCTTGATAAACTTACATCCCGGGCATTCTTTCCCGGTAACATCATAATGACGCACTACATGTGATGCAGGGATGTCATAGCGTTTCATAAGAGTCTTTACGAGAGCTCTTACCTTTTTAGCTGTGCCGTATTCAACATGGCCGTGATCATTGATACACATCTCGATTCCAATGCTGTTGGAATTGCTGCACTTGCCGAACAGCGGATGGTGAGGCGTATCGAATGTATTCTGACTCCCAAGGCCGCAATGCCATGCTTTGTCCTGCTCTCTGACTGACTTGTATACGTTCTTAGGATCTGCGAAGTAATGTGCAGAAGCATATGCTTTTTTGCTGTCAGGGTTTTTGCTAAAAAAATCCGCTTCGTTCTTTGCTGAAGCACCTTTATCTCCTGTAAAATGTATGACTATATGTGTTATAGCTGTACCGTTCCTGCTGCTATACAGGCAGTCCCACGCATATTCTTTTTTAATCATTTACTCACCTCCATTGTTCTTGGTATAGCATAAAAGGGAGAGTCTTTCGACTCCCCCTACAGCATTACTTCTGTTTCTTTATTTTTGCCTTTTTCATAGGCC